ATGGGCAAGGCAAGCGGTGAGGATGCGATGGGACCGGGAAACGGGCGGCCCGTACAGCGGAGGGCGGCGCGCGCCAATGGGTGGACCAAGGCGCGGCGCGCAGCGTTTTTGGCCGAACTGGCGGCGAGCTGCAACGTGGTGCGCGCGCATGAGGCCGCGGGGATGGCGTCGTCCGGCGTCTATCGGCTGCGCCAGCGGGATCCGGAATTTGCTGCGCAATGGCAGGCGGCGCTGGAAATCGGATATGAAAGGCTGGAGACGGCGCTGGTGCGCCGCGCGCTCGAGGCTGTCGATAATCTGGAACTGGACGAGGCCAGGGAGCCGGTGGCCAAGATGACGGTCGCCGAGGCGACCGCGTTGCTGCGCCTGCATCGCGCGAGCGTCGCGCGCGGCCAAGCCCGCGGTCGGCGGGCGCCCGCGCATCAAGTGCCGACGCAACAGGAGGTCGATGCGATACTGATCAGGCGGATTCGCATGGTGAAGCGCCAGCGGGCCGTTCGCGCGGCGGGCGATCCGCCGACGTTGAAAGACACCGCGTGACGGCGCGCCAGATGAAGCGGCGGCAGGCCGCAAATGGCTGGACGGCGCAGCGGCTGAGTGCCTGGTCGCAGATGATATGGTCGCAACTGGAGCGGCTGACGGAAGCGCAGCGCCGACAGGTTTTGCGAACGCTGACCGTCGAACAGCGCCGTGAAATGGCAAACCGATGGTATGGACTTGAGAATGAGGGCCAGCGCGAGCCGCCGGGAGATTGGCGCATCTGGCTGATCCAGGCGGGGCGCGGGTTCGGCAAGACGCGCGCGGGCGCCGAATGGGTGAGCGAGGTTGCCCGATCCTCGCCCGGCGCGCGGTTCGCGCTGGTCGGCGCGACGATCGCGGACGCGCAGCGGGTGATGATCGAGGGGCCGAGCGGGCTGATTGCGGTGGCGCGCAGCCACGAGCCGGTGCGCTGGATTGCGGGCCGGCGCGAACTGCGTTTCCACAGCGGCGCGATTGCGACGCTCTATTCCGCAGAGGCGGGCGAGGAGCTTCGCGGCCCCGAACATCATGCCGCCTGGTGCGACGAGCTCGCCAAATGGCGGCGCGGCGAGGCGGCGTGGGACAATCTGATGATGGGACTGCGACTGGGCGAGCGGCCGCGCGTCGTGGTGACGACGACGCCGCGCACCAGCGCGGCGATGCGGCGGGTGAAGGCTGCGTCGGGGCTGGTCGAGACGCGGGGCCGGACAGGCGACAATCCGTGGTTGCCCGCCAATTTCGTTGGCGCGATGCTGGAAAATTACGGCGGCACGCGCCTCGGTCGGCAGGAGTTGGACGGCGAGATGCTGGAGGATGTCGAGGGCGCGCTGTGGACCCGCGCGCTGATCGAGCGGTGCCGGGTCGAAACCGATGCGATCGGCAAGCCGGCGCGGGTGATCATCGGCGTCGATCCGCCGGCGAGCACGAACGGCGATGCCTGCGGCATCGTGGTCGCGGCGCTGCTGCGCGACGGGCGGCTGGCGGTGGTCGAGGATGCGAGCGTCGAAACGCCGCCGCCCGCGCTGTGGGCGCAGGCGGTCGCCGCTGCGGCGGCGCGCTGGGGCGCCGACCGGATCGTCGCCGAAAGCAATATGGGCGGCGAGATGGTGACGGCGACGCTGCGCCAGGCCGATGTGACGCTGCCCGTGGTGGCGGTGCATGCGAGCGTCGGCAAGGCGCGGCGCGCGGAACCCGTCGCGCTCGCATACGAACGCGGGCAGGTGGTGCATGCGGGGGCGTTCGCCGCGCTGGAGGATCAGCTTTGCGGCCTGCAGGTGGGCGGCGGCTATGCGGGGCCGGGGCGCTCGCCCGATCGGGCGGATGCGTGCGTTTGGGCGCTGGCGGCGCTGCTCGATGGGGTGCGGAAAGGGCGGGAACCGGGGGTGCGGCGGATGTGATCGTGCATCGATTCCGGTGGGCTCATAAAAAGCGGGACCCCGGGTCAAGCCCAGGGTGACGATCTGCGAGGAATAGCCGGTCGCTTCAGGCAACCAAGGCAGGAGAATATCATGAATTGGTTTGGCCGGAAGGCCGCGCAGGGGGCTGCGCGGCCTGCTTTGTCGCGGGTGTATGGGGCGTGGTCGGCGCCGGCGCCGCTGTCGTGGGAGGCGCAGGTGCGGGCCGGTTATCTGGGCAATGCGATCGTGCAGCGGTCGGTGCGGCTGGTGGCCGAGGCGGCGGGGGCGGCGCCTTTGGCGGCGGGCGATCCTGCGCTCGCGGCGCTTGTGACCGCGACGTCGGGCGGGCAGGGGCTGGTCGAGACGCTGGCGGCGCAATTGCTGCTGCACGGCAATGGCTATGTGCAGATTTTGCGCGACGCCGCGGGGCGGCCGGCGGAGCTTTATGCGCTGCGGCCCGAGCGGGTGACGGTCGAGGCCGATGCGCGCGGCTGGCCGGTCGCCTATCGCTACAAGGCGGGCGGCGAGGCGGTGGCGCTCGCGGCCGAGGATGGCGCCGGGCGCACCGCGCTGATCCACATCAAGGCGCTGCACCCGCTCGACGATCATTATGGCGCGGGGTGCCTGGGCGCGGCGGCGGGCGCCATCGCGGCGCATAATGCGGCGGCGAAGTGGAATGCGGCGCTGCTCGAAAATGCGGCGCGGCCGTCGGGGGCGCTGGTCCACGATCCGGGCGACAAGGGGATGCCATTGTCGGCCGAGCAGGTCGACCGGCTGCGCGAGGAACTGGCCGAGAGTTTTGCCGGCGGGGCCAATGCGGGGCGGCCGCTGCTGCTCGAAGGCGGGCTGAAATGGCAGGCGCTGTCGCTGTCGCCCGCCGACATGGATTTTCTGGAGTTGAAGCATAGCGCCGCGCGCGAGATCGCCATGGCCTTCGGGGTGCCGCCGATGCTGCTCGGCCTGCCGGGCGATGCGACCTATGCCAATTATCGCGAGGCCAATCGCGCGCTGTGGCGGCTGACGGTGCTGCCCTTGTGCGCGAAGATATTGGGCGCGCTGGCGCAAGGACTGGGCGACTGGTTCGCCGACGCGGCGCTGCGCGTCGATCTCGACCGGGTGCCGGCGCTCGCCGACGACCGCATGGCGCTGTGGCGCGAAGTGTCGGCAGCCGACTGGCTGACCGCCGACGAGAAGAAGGCGCTTTTGGGCATGGCGTGACATCGGCGCCCTCGCGGATGCGGGGGGCGCTGTGGTTGGGCCCAGTGACGCCGAGTTAGGCCGATTGCGGCCCCCGCCTTCGCGGGGGCGACGGGAGTATTCGATATGGACGAGGATGAAGCGCTGGCGCGGTTGATCGCGCTGGCTGGGACGGGGGCTGGGACGAGTGCGGCCGGAAGCGCCGACGCGGCGGCGCTGCGGGCGCTGGTCGAGGAAGCGAGCGAGCTGGGGGCGCGGCGGGCGCTGGCGCGGCTGGGGCTCGCCGATGCGGCAGCGCGCGACGATGTTAGCGACCTGCGCCAACTGCTCGGCGCGTGGCGCGACGCGAAGACGAGCGCGTGGAAGGCGGCGGTCGACTGGGCGGTGCGCGGGATGTTGGCGCTGCTCGTCGTCGGGCTGGCGATGAAGATGGGGCTGCCGGGGTTGCTGAAGTGAGCGCGGCCTTCGAACATTCCCTCCCCCCGACCCCCTCCCGCGAGCGGGAGGGGGAGATACGCTTCGCCGGCTATGCCTCGGTGTTCGACCGGGTCGATCGCGGTGGCGATGTCGTGCGCAGCGGGGCTTTCGCGGCGAGTTTGCGTTCGGCGCGCGCGGTGCCTTTGCTGTGGCAGCATCGGCCCGGTGCGGTCGTCGGGACGATCGAGGCGCTGGCGGAGGATGCGCGCGGGCTGCGCGTCGTTGGGCGGGTGACGCATCCCACGGCGGCGCGGCTGGTCGAGCGCGGCGCGCTGACCGGATTGAGCTTTGGCTATCGGGTGCGCGCGGCGCGCGGGGTGCGTCCGCGCGAGCTGCTGGCGCTCGACCTCGCCGAAGTGAGCCTGGTCGCCCAGCCGATGCAGCCGCTGGCGCGGGTGATTGCGGTGGATTTGGTGAAGGAGTGACAAGCATGGACGATATGGAAGTGAAAGCCGACGCGCTCGACGGCGCGTTCGATGCGGTATTGGCGGCCGAGGCAGTCGACGAATTGAAGGCGTCGGTAGCGGCGCTGAAGGCGCAGGTCGACGCGCAGGCGGTGGCGGCCTCGCGGCTGCCGCTCGACGGCGCGAAGGCAGCGGCCGATCCGGCGCGCGACGCCTTTGTCGAACGCTATCTGCGGCGCGGGATCGATGCGGGCGTCGAGATGAAGAGCCTGGCGGGCGCGAGCGGCGGCGAGGGCGGCTATGCGGTGCCGCGCGAAATCGACGGCAGCATCGCGGCGACGCTGAAGGCGCTATCGCCGATCCGGTCGATCGCCACCGTCGTGCAGACGGGGACGAGCGGATACCGCAAGCTGGTCGCGACCGGATCGACGGCGACGGGCTGGGTCGGCGAGACGGCGGCGCGGCCCGAGACGGCGACGCGCAGCTTTGCCGAAATCGCGCCGCCTTCGGGCGAACTCTACGCCAATCCGGCGGCGAGCCAGGCGATGCTCGACGATGCGATGTTCGATGTCGAGGACTGGCTGGCGGGGGAGCTGGGCCGCGAGTTCGCGGTGGCCGAAGGTGCGGCCTTCGTGACCGGCAACGGCACGAACCGTCCCAAGGGATTCCTGTCCTATGCCGCGACGAACGAGACCGACAGCGCGCGCGCCTTCGGGACGCTGCAATATCTGGCATCGGGTGCGGCGGGCGGCTTTGCCGCGTCGAACCCGCAGGACAAGCTGGTCGAGCTGGTCCATGCGCTGAAGGCGCCATACCGGCAGGGGGCATGCTGGGTGATGAACAGCGATACGCTGGCGCGCATCCGCAAGTTCAAGACGAGCGACGGCGCTTTCGTCTGGCAGCCGGGGATGGTCGAAGGGCGGGCGGCGACGCTGCTCGGCTATCCGGTCATCGAAGCCGAGGATATGCCCGATGTGGCCGCGAACAGCCTGTCGGTCGCCTTCGGCAATTTTCGCGCCGGCTATCTGATCGCCGACCGCGGTGAGACGCGGATCCTGCGCGATCCGTTCAGCAACAAGCCTTTCGTGCATTTCTATGCAACCAAAAGGGTGGGCGGTGCGATCATCGATTCGAACGCCATCAAGCTGTTGAAGTTCGCCGCCAGCTAAAGCGGCTGGTGCGCGAGGGCGCCCGGTCCCGGCTCCCTTCCCTTTCGGGACGGGCCGGGCGCCTACCCGCCGGCACGACACACCGACATTATAGCTACATTCGAAAGGATGGCCCTGCCATGCCGACCCCCTTTTTCGCCGACCTGGTGCGCGAGCTGTGCCACGAGGGCGGGACCGGCCCGCTGACGCCGAGCGGCGCGGTGCCCGGCCATCGCCGTTTCGCGGGGACCGTGCCTGTCGATAGAGATTTCCATTATACGATTGCCGGCGTGGCGCAGCCCGACCAGTGGGAGGTGGGCACCGGCCATCTCGATTCTGCCGGACGTCTGGTGCGCGCAGCGATCGCGGCGTCGTCGGACGGCGGTGCCCGCGTCGATTTCGCCCCCGGCCTGAAGACGATCGCGCTGACCGTTGCCGCCGACTGGTTCGAAGCCCAGGCGATGGTCGCGGCCGAAATGGCGAGCGTCGGCGACGCGGTGACGGCGCTCGGTGACGCGCTGGACGGCAAACAACCGCTGTCGACGACGCACGAGGCCGTGCCCGTCGGTGAAGCCGGCGACATGATCACGGTGCGGCGGGGCGCGGATTGGGTGAACATCCCGATCGCGACGCTTGCGTATCGTGATGCCGGTGGACGGGTGCTTGCGGGCGCGGCCCTCGCCGGTGTCGACGGAAGTGCCGCCGAGCCGTCGGTGTCGTTCGCGAGCGATCCCGACACGGGCCTTTATCGTCCCGCCGCAAATATCGTCGCGCTTGCGACGGGCGGAACCGAGCGCGTCCGCGTCACGGCCGGGGGCAATGTCGGCATCGGCATCGATCCCGTCAACAAGCTGGACGTCCAGACGAGCGCCGGGCGGTTCGGGGTTGCCAGCGCCGGGTCGGCATCGGTGCGGATCAGCAGTTCGGGGACGATGCAATATGATACCGGCGCGGCGTCGTCGCACCAGTTTCTGAACAATGGCGTCGACAGCGTCGCGATCAGCAGCGCCGGCAATGTCGGCATCGGCACGACAACGCCTGAGAATTTCGGCGGCTATCGCAATCTGCACATGACCGGCCCGACCGGTTCGCAGATCACCCTGTACGGCGCATCGGACACGGTGCGGGGGTTTCTCTATACCACCGCGAGCGGCATGACCGTCGGCACCTCGACCGCGCATGGGCTGGCGCTCAGGTGCAACAATGTCGAGCGGGTGGTTCTGGAGACCGGCGGCGCGCTGCGCCCCGCCGGAAACAACACGCAGTCCTTCGGATCTGCGACCAACCGATGGTCCGAATTATGGGCGTCGAAGATGGTGACGCCCTCCGGCGTCGCGCTCAGTCTTCAGGCCGGTGCGGGCGGGCAGTGGAACGTGTCCGCATCGACCGGATCCTTCTTTCCTTCGACCGACAATGCCCTGCCGCTGGGCGGGGCGGCGAACCGCGCGAGCACGCTGTATGCCGCGACCGGATCGATCAACACGTCCGACGCACGCGAAAAGACGTGGCGCGGCGCGCTGACGGTGCCGGAGATGGCGGCGGCGCGCCGGATCGCCCTCGAACTCGGCTTCTATCAATGGAACGCGGCCATTGTCGAAAAGGGCGCCGCCGGGGCGCGGCTGCATTTCGGCGTGCGCGCGCAGACGGTGTGGGCGATCATGGCCGACGAGGGCCTGATCGATCCGCTGGTCCCGGAGGCCACGCCCGACAGCCGCTATGCCTTTCTTTGTTATGACCGCTGGGATGGCGGCGCAGATGGCGCGGCGCCCGCCGGGGACAGGTTCGGTATTCGCCCCGACCAGCTTTCGCTGTTCCTGATCGCCGCGCAGGAGGCGCGGATCGCCGCGATGGAGACGGCATGATCGGGAGCGCCCTCGCTTCGCGCGCGATTGCCGATGCGGCGCGCCGAGACCTTGCCGCGGCATGGGGCGGACCCGCGCCTGCCGCGCGGCAGACCGAAATGACCATCGCGCGCGACCGGCCCCGGCGCGTCATCGTGCGCAAGCCCTGACCGAAAGGATTTTGCGGTGACAATGATTGTCAAAGACCCCGGAACGCGGGTCGACTTCGCATTCGAATGGGGCGCCGCCTATCCCGAGGGGCAGGCGCTGGTCGCGAGCGAATGGCTGGCAACGCCCGACGAGCCCGGCGGGGTTACAATCGCCGCCCAGACGCACGAGCTGGAGCAGGCGGCGGTGACGCTGGCGGGCGGGATCGCCGGCCATGTCTATCGGGTGACGAACCGCGTCACGCTGAGCGACGGTCAGATCGACGAGCGATCGATGACGGTGCGGGTGGAGGAGCGATGACGATGCAGAGCGTGACGCCGGGCGAGAGCCCGGTGAGCCTGAACGAGGCGCGCGGCTGGCTGCGGCTGGGCCCGACGATCGACGATGCCGTGGTCGCCGGACTGGTGCGCGCGGCGACCAATATCTGCGAAGCCTTTGTCGGCCAGTGGTTGATCGAGCGCGCGGCGGAGGAAGTGCTGCCGATAAACGGTGCGCCGCTGGTGCCACGGGTGCGGCCCGTCGTGGCGGTCGATGCGGTCGCGCTGATCGGGATTGACGGGGGGGAGGCGGTGCTGGCGGCCGACGCATGGGATGCGGTGATCGGCCGCGACGGCACCGCGCGGGTGACGCTTCACCAGACGAGCGGCGCGGTGCGCGCGCGCCTGTCCTACCGCGCCGGCATCGCCGCCGAGGCGAACGGGATTCCCGAGGCGATCCGCCAGGGCATCGTGCGCATGACGCAGCATCTGCACGATGCGCGCGACGGCGCCCCGGCGACGCCGCCGGCGGCCATCGCGGCGCTGTGGCAACCCTGGCGGCGGATGACGCTGGGCGGTGCGGCATGAGCGGCGCGGAGGCAGCGGTGCGTGCGCGGACATTGGCGCTGTTGCAGGCCGACGCGGAGCTGGCGGGGCTGGTCCACGGGATATTCGACGGCGTGCCGGCGCGGGCGACCGCGCCATTCGTCGCGCTCGACGCGGTCGAGGCGCGTGACTGGGGAACCAAGGACCGCGCGGGACGCGAGGTGCGCCTGACGCTGGCGGTGCACGGCGCGGGCGCGGTCGATGGTGCGACGGCAGCGCGGATCGAGGCGATCGCCGCGACGCTGCGCGGCGGCGCCGACGGCTGGACGGTGGTGGGCGCGCGGGTCGAACGGACGCGAACGCGCTTCGGGCGCGACGGCGGCTGGCGGCACGAGATGGTGCTGCGATGCCGCTGCCTGGTTGGCGATGGTTAGGGTGGGGGGATAATCAAATGCGGCCGGGATGGGGTGGGAAGCTGCCGCCCTCCATTTTCGTCATCCCGGCGAAGGCCGGGATCTCTCCGGTGCGCTATTCCGTTAGGTAGAGATCCCGGTCTTCGCCGGGATGACGATGAAAGAAAGATCGGCCGACAGCCGCAAACGGCCGAAACCGGTCGTGTCATTTCCGATGCGATGGTCCGCCCGCTTCATCCCCCGTCCTAGTCGGCGGGCATCGTCTTGGTTTCGGTGTAGTCCTTGAACTTGTCGATGAAGGTCGAGTGGTAATCCTCGACCTGCGAATCGGCGTCCTCGGCCGCTTCGGCGGCAGTGTCGCCGTCGGCGCGATCGAGCGCGATCACCGCGTTGCGGAACGCATCGCGTTCGGTGCCGCACGCTTCCTTGAGCGCGAGTTCATATTCGGCTTCGCCCATCTTTGCCTCGAGCGACTTCTTCATGTGGTCGCGCAGGCATTTGGTGAAGACCGCGCGCGAATTGTCGACGGCGGCAGCGGGCGACGGCGCCATGGCAGCGAGAAGAATGGAAAAAACAAGCATCCTGCGACTCCCCAGTTTGCGGATGATTATGTGCGAGGAGATGTAGACGATGGCTATCGAAAATGGGAGCGCCTTTCTGCTGAAGATCGGCGACGGCGAAACGCCGCCGGCCTATCGCACCGTTGCGGGTTTGCGGACGACGCAAATGTCGGTGAACGGCGAGGCGGTGAATGTGACGACCAAGGATTCGGGCGGGTGGCGCGAGCTGCTGTCGGGCGCCGGGGTGCGATCGGTGTCGGTGAGCGCGGCGGGAATCTTTACCGGCTCCGACGCCGAAATTCGGCTGCGCGGCCATGCGCTGTCGGGGGCGATCGACGATTATGAGCTGAGCTTCGAAAGCGGCGAGCGGCTGCGCGGCCGGTTCCTGGTCACGCGGCTCGACTATGCGGGCGATTATAATGGTGAGCGCAATTACACGCTGAACCTGGAATCGAGCGGCGCGGTGGCGAGCCTGTGAGCGCGGCGGCGAACGCCTTGCGCGGCGAGGGAGAGTTGCGGATCGGCGGAGCGACCCATGTGCTGCGTCCGAGTTTCGGCGCGCTGGTCGCGGCCGAGGCGGAGCTTGGCCCGCTGTTCGCGCTGGTCGAGCGGGCGGCGGACGGGCGGCTGGCGCTGGGCGAGATGGCGACGCTGTTCTGGCACTGTATCGCCGAGCGGCCCGCCGCGCTGACCCGCGAGGCGGTGGGTGAGGCGGTGGTTGCCGCCGGGCTGGCGGGTGCGACGCCGGCGCTGCGCCTGCTGCTCGGGCAGATATTGCAGGGGCGATGAGGTGGCCGACGATCGGCTGGCCCCCGGCGCGCTGGCGCTGGCGGGCGTGATGGCGCGCGTCTGCGGCTGGCGCCCCGGCGAATTCTGGGCCGCGACGCCTGCCGAGGTGGCGGCAGTGCTGGCCGGCTGGCGCGGCGACGATGATGGCGGCGGCGGCATGATGTCGCGGGCGGCCCGCTCAACGCGCCGTGCGCAGCATGGCACCGCGCCTTTGCAGCCGGATGTGCCGCCGCCGGGTTGGGGCTCATCTGGTCGCTCTCCTACGAATTATTCGATGCCTATTGCCCCGCGGACTGGAAGCAGCGCGATAGCGAGGGGAACCCTGCGCTGACGGGCTGGGAACCGCCATCGACCCTGTTGTCGCCCGCCCACGCCGAGGCGATGGGGTGGTTGCAACTGGTGGCGCGCGCCCTTGTCGCACTGGCGGTGGAGGCCGGTTTGCCGGTGCGGTTCCAGGTCGGCGAGCCCTGGTGGTGGGACGCCGGCGCAGGGCGGCTCTGCGTCTATGACGCGGCGACGACGGCGGCATTGGGGAGCGCGAGCGTCGCGATTCCCGATGTCCGCGGCGCGCTCGATGCCGGGCAATGCGCGATGCTCGACGCATTGGGGGCGCTGCTGGCGGCATCGACTGCAGCGCTGTTGGCGGCAGCGCGCGATGCGGCGGGGGCGAGCGATTTCCGGAGCCATCTGCTCGTCTATCTGCCGAGCGTGCTCGATCCCGCGGCGCCCGAACTGCGCCGCGCCAATGTGCCGCTCGGCTGGGCGGCACCGGCGTTCGATGTGCTGCAGCTTGAGGATTATGACTGGGTGACGACGGGACGCGGCGCCGCAAGTGCGGGCGCGCGCGCCGCGATGGCGGTGCGGCTGGGGTATCCGGTGTCGGCGCAGCAGTATTTCGCGGGCTTCGTTCTCGATGCCGACGACCGCGCCCAGTGGGCGGCGATCGCCGCGGCCGCCGACGCGGCAGAGGCAGCGGGTGTAGCGCGCGCCTTTATCTGGGCGTTGCCGCAGGTCGCGCGCGACGGCTTCACTTGTTTTGACGGGGAGGATGCGGTGCAGGCTTTCGATGCGGTGGATTTTCCGCTGGCGATCGGGCGCGAGGCGATGGTGGCGACCGAATTTTCGACGCAGATCGTCAGCTCGGCTTCGGGCCACGAACAGCGCGCGAGCGAATGGGCGGAAGCCCGGATGCGCTATGACGCGGGGCCGGGCATACGCTCCGAAGCCGATGTGCGGACGCTGGCCGAATTCTTTCGGGCGCGGCGCGGGGCGGCGCGCGCCTTTCGCTTTCGTGATCCGTTCGATCATGCTTCGGCGGGCGATGGCGGCGCACCCGGACCGGGTGACCAGTTGCTGGGAGAGGGCGACGGCGAAACGCGGCTGTTCGCGCTCGTCAAACATTATGGCGTGGGCGATGCCGAACAGGAACGGGCGATCCGCCTGCCCGTCGCAGGAAGCGTGCGCGTCGCGGTGGGCGGCGTCGAGACGGCGGCCTTTGTTGTGACGGGCGAGGGCGCGGTGCTGCTGGATGATGCCCCCGCGGTTGGGGCCGCTGTTACGGCGGGCTTTCTGTTCGACGTGCCGGTGCGCTTTGCCGATGACCGGCTGGAGGTCAGCTGCGCGACCTTTCTGGCGGGCGAGATTGCGAGCGTGCCGCTGATCGAGGTGCGGGCGCCATGGTGAGCGAGGCCGAAGCCGCGCCGGCATGGCTGCGCGCCGAAGTGGTGACGCTGGCGTGGTGCTGGCGCCTGTCCCGGCGCGACGGGGTGGTGCTGGGCCTGACGTCGCACGACCGCGACCTGTTGATCGATAGCGTTCCCTATCGCGCGGCGCCGGGGATGAAGCCCTCGGCGATCGAAACGAGCGACAGTCTGGATGCGTCGACGATGGACCTTGAAGGCGCGATCAGCAGCGATGCGATTGCGGCGCGCGACCTGGATGCGGGGCGCTGGGACGGCGCGGCACTGACGCTGTTCGTGACCGACTGGACGGCGCCCGAGGTGGCGCCGGTGACGGTGGCGCGGGGGACGCTGGGCGCGATCGAACGGCGCGGGAGCGCTTTTGCGGCCGAATTGCAGGGCATTATGCAGATGCTCGACCGGCCCGTCTGTCCGGCGACATCGCCATCGTGCCGCGCGGCGCTGGGCGACCCCGCGTGCCGGATCAATCTGGCGCCGCTGACCCATGCGCGCCGCATCGTGGCGATCGACGGGCGCGAGGTAACGATCGATGCCGCGCCGCCGCCCGGCACGATGGCGTTCGGCGAGCTGTGCTGGCTGGAAGGGGCAGCGTGCGGGCTGCGCACTCCGGTGATTGCGGCGGCGGGCGCGGTGCTGACGCTCGCCGAGATGCCGCCGCTGCTTCCGCCCCTGCCCGCGCGGGTGCGATTGATCGAGGGGTGCGACAAGCAATTGGCGACCTGTCGCAGCCGCTTTGCCAACGCGGTCAATTTCCGCGGCGAGGCACATCTGCCGGGCAATGATCTGCTGACGCGCTATCCCGGTGGATGAGCTTGGCGCGCGCGCCTTTGCAGCCGCGCGCGCGATGGTCGGGGCGCGGTTCGTCCCGCAGGGGCGCGACCCGCGCACGGGCGTCGATTGCGTCGGGCTGGTCTGGGCGGCCTATGCCGAAGCCGGACGGATGCTGGTTGCGCCCGCCGCCTATCCGCTGCGCGGATGGAGCGGCGGGCGGGTCGCGGCGGGACTGACGGCGGCCGGCTTTGGCGAAACGGTCGACGCGGCGCGGGTCGGCGATGTCGCGCTGATCGCGCTGCCCGCGCGGCAGTTTCACCTGGCGCTGATCGGTCCGGCGGGGATCGTTCATGCCCATGCCGGGCTGCGCCGCGTGGTCGAGGCGCCGTTCGATCGGGCGGTGCGGAGCGCGCGCCGCTGGCGGCTTTCTGATTTGGAGAAATGATATGGCGACTCTGGTGCTGACGGTCGTCGGCGGCATCGTTGGCGGGCCGGTCGGCGCGGCGATCGGCGCCGCCGTCGGCCAGCAGGTCGACGCGGCGATCTTCAAGCCCAAGGGGCGCGAGGGGCCGCGGCTGGCCGACCTGAAGGTGCAGGCATCGACCTATGGCCAGCAGATTCCCAAGCTGTTCGGCACGATGCGCGTTGCGGGCAGCGTCATTTGGGCAACCGACCTGATCGAGCGGCGCACGAAGAGCGGCGGCGGCAAGGGGCGGCCTTCGGTGACCGAATATAGCTATGCGGTATCGCTGGCGGTCGCGCTGTCCTCGCGGCCGATCCGGGCGGTGCGGCGCATCTGGGCCGATGGCAATCTGCTGCGCGGGGCGAGCGGGAGCTTTCGCGAACGCTGTGTCTTTAGGAGCCATGACGGGGGCGAGGATCAGGCCGTCGATCCGCTGATTGCCGCGGCGCTGGGCCCGGCTTCGGCGTCGGCGCTTCGCGGATTGGCCTATGTCGTGTTCGAGGAGCTGGAACTGGCGGCCTTCGGCAACCGGATTCCATCGCTGACCTTCGAGGTCGAAGCCGATGCGGGGACCGTCGATGCCGGAAGCGTGGCCAACATATTGCTGGGCGATCCAGGCCGTGCGGCGGGGGTTTGGCCCTTTGGCGGCTATGCCGCGTCGGGCGATCGCGCGCGCGACGCGCTGGCGCCGCTGTTCGACGCCGATGCCGTCCGGCTGCGCAGCGCGTCGGCGGACTGGCGGCTTCTGCCGGCAGAGGCCGAGCAGCCCATCCTTGCACCGGATGCCTATTCCGAAAGCCGACGCGATTGGAGCGCGTCCGACATCGTCGAGCATCGGCGCATGCCGCTGGGGGCGCTGCCTGCTTCGATCCGGCTGCGCCATTACGAGCCCGAGCGCGACTATCAACTTGGTCAGCAGATGGCGATCGTCGCCGGCGGAGGTGCGCGCGAGGACCGGATGGATTTGCCCGCCGTGCTTGCCGCCGGTTCGGCCCGCGCGCTGGCGCAGCGGCTCGCGGCCTCGGCGACCGATGGCCGCGAAACGATCGTCTGGGAAGCGGATCTGGCGGCGCTGGCCCTGCCCGTTGGCGGGCTGATCGCGCTTCCGGACGGGGGTGTCTGGCGCATCGCGTCGCGCAGCGTGAAAGCGGCGTCGGTCCGCGTCGAGCTGCGGCGCTATCGGCCGCCGAGCGTGGCCGAGCTTGCTGCGGACCCCGGCGCGCCCGTCGTTGCCCCCGACTGGCCCGATAGCGAGGGCGTGGTGCGGCTGTTCGATCTGCCCAGCATGGGCGCGGCCGCCACGGCGCCGCGGGTGCTGGTTGCCGCGGCCGGCGAGAATGACGGCTGGCGCGGCGCCGATCTATGGTTTCTGGGCGGCGCCGATATAGAGCCGGTCGCGATCGGGACGGCGCGGCCGGCACTGGCGTTGGGGGCGCTGGCCGCGCCGCTGGAGCCGGGGCCCGTAGGCCTGTTCGACCGGGTGAACGGGCTGGACGTTGTACTGACCAATCCCGTGATGACGCTCGAATCGATTGGCGACGCGGCGCTGCTGGCCGGCGGAAACAGGGCGATGGTCGGCGGTGAATTGCTGCAGTTCGGTACCGCCGACTCGTTGGGGGGAGGATTGTGGCGGCTGACCGGGCTCCTTCGCGGTCTTGCCGGGACCGACGATACGATGGCGCACGGCGCGGGCGAGCCGTTCGTCCTGCTCGATGATGCCGCGCTGTGGCTGCTTCCCGACGATATGGCGCGGCAGGCCGAAAGCGGCGAGGCAAGCGTCGAATGGGCGCGGCGGGGCGGCGTTGAACTGGTCGATGTGCCGGTGCCGTCGGCGGCGCGGGCGCTGCGGCCGCTGTCGCCGGTGCATGGATATATGCGCGCGGCTGCCGATGGCGCGATCGAGGCGCGCTGGGTGCGGCGCAGCCGTGCCGATCACGGCTGGCGCGATCAGGTCGATCTGCCGATCGGCGAGGTCCGCGAGCTGTGGCAGGTCATGCTCGTGCCCGCGGTGCCGGGGCTCGGCCCGTGGGATTGCCCTGAATCCCGACTGGTTCTGGATGCCGCGCTGCTGGCGGTAATACCGGCGCGAAGCGCGCTTTCCGTTCGGCAGGTCGGCGACTTCGGTCTTTCCCCGCCGCTTGTCCTCCCGCTCGCCTGA